ATTGCCATCGAACGCAGGAAACAACCACGGGCGCGCGTACATTTTGCGCGTTCCGAACTCCAGATGTGCCGCGTAGTGTAGCGTCGATCCGACGTCGACCGTTTTACCCGTTACCTCGACCTGTACCGACTGTACAAGTCGACCTGTATCCGTGTTCGGTGCGTCGCCCGGTTTGGATGCGGTGTGAGTATACTCGCCGCCTCCGGTCCGGGTTCGAACCACTTGCTCGCCGGAGCTTTGGTCGTGTATCGATTTAATCGCCTCGGACCTTACAAGGTGCCCGGCGGCGATAGCGCCCTCAACGGTTGCCCGGCTATATCTCTTAGCTAGGGCGGCCATTTTCTTTTGTGCCTCCTCCATACCTTCGACGTCGATCCGTGGCGCGGTCATGTTTTCGCACCTTCGTCGGCGTATATCTCGAGCCATTTATTGTTTTCTTCGATGTTGATCACCGCGCGGATCTGCATCAATCGCCCGGCGTAGTTGATACGGTCCGACGTGTCGAAGTCGTCCCGGTATCGAATAAAAATTCTGTGGGTGGTATTCGCTTCGAGGCGCATCGCGGCGAACCGCTCGCCTCCGCTAATGGGTTTTATAAACGCTCGCGTCGTTACCACCGCGGACCATGTCAGGGACGCCCCTCCGGCTCCGTCGCTGGTCTCGGTTTCGCGCTCGATCGCGATCGAATGTCTAAGTTTTCCCGAAGATAGGTCGCAACATTTCAAGGTCTACTCCTCCCAGGTCGCGTATAAAGTGTATTTTGTGTTATTCGCGCCTCCAACTAGGGATATGTAATATGTCCCCGGCGACGCTCCTCGGCGGCTTTGCGCCTCCTCGATGATGCTCGCGCGCTGGTTATTGGTCCCGGTCCGAACGACGGCCCGGTCTATCTCAACGCCTCCGGATATAGTACCGCCCGTCCTGATAATAGTCCGCGCAGTATACGCCGGCTCTGTTACGTCCGTTCGGCTGTTCAACCTGAAAAAAGGCAGTAGGTCGACGAACCCTCCGACGGTGGTCGGTATTACCTGGTTTTGATATTCCACCTCGCCCGCGTCCACGTTTAACGCGATCGACGTCACGTCGATGTCGATCGGAGTTTCGATCTCGAACGTCCGGACCTCACCGTCGGCCAGTTCCCCGGAGAAATACGCTCTAAACGATCGCCCTTCGGCGAAGGCGGTCGACCCTTGCTCGGTCTTATTCCGAGCGGTTAACGGTTCGCGGGTCGTTCCTAGTATTGGGACCTGTCCGAGGTCGGTCATATAATAATCGCCTTGGCTCTATACGGTGTTAACAATGTATTCGCGCCCGACTGGTTGATCGCGTCGGTCGCGGAACATCCGCCGCGGTGGTCGAATAGATAAGTCGCGATCATAGTCACCGCGGTTTTAATCACCTGGGGGACGTCGTCGATCGTTCCATATCCCGCGTTGTAGGTCATTTTAATAGCGGGGGCGGTGTTAAGGTCCCCGGATACCGTCGGAGCGTTGAAGTATACGGACGCCCATAACCTATCGATTATCCGGTAATCGGTTGTTACTTCGCCCACGACCTCGACCGTTAACATGACCGGGTCGGTCAGTTTGGCATAAGGTACTTCGACGAGGTGTTTTAAGTATAAGTTATTACCTGACAAGTCCGGCGCGGTGTTCGTGCCTGCGGTCGGCCATGTCTCGTAAGTCGTTACCCGTTCGCGGGTAATAAGTTCGAATTGTAAAAATTCGATCGCGGCCGCGGTTGCTGCTATGGCTAAGCCTGGCAACAATGGGTCGCTAACATCCGCCCCGGTGTTCTCGGCGAGTTCGGCGTTCGTGATAACGGCCTCGACGTCGGTCGAGGCGGAGGTGTGGAAATACATTAATCACCGTCCAGGCCGAAGTCGTCGGCTTCTGCTTTTGCCTTTTTAGCGTCGGCTTTTACCTTCGCAGCTTCGCGACGTTTCGCGTTTTTAGCGTCGGCTTTTGCTTTTGCGTCGGCTTCTGCTTTTAGCTTCGCTTCTGCTTTCGCTTCGGCTTTTGCTTGCGCCTGCGCTTCGACGTATGCTTTTGCGTCGGCTTCTGCTTTTAGCTTCGCTTCTGCTTTCGCTTCGGCTTTTGCCTCTGCTTTTTCTTGTGCGTCGGCTTTTGCTTTCGCGATCGCTTCGATCTCGTCGTCGGTGACTACCTTCGCGAGCTTCTTGGCTAGGATTTGTTTTAAATGTGACTTCGATCCGAGCGACGAAGATTCGACGACGGTCCCGGCTTCGCCAAGGGTTGAAGTTACCAAAATTAATATTTTAGACATGTCGATCGTCCCTTTTGATTAGGATGTTAAAAGGCCGGAGCGCGGCGAACCGCGTCCGGTTTAATGTTTACCGGTTGCCGGGTTTATGCGGCTACTGTAAACAATCCTTTTGTGAACGCTAACGGGCGAGTAACGGCCATTGTGTACCGTTCTTCGGCCAATACTGCGACCGCGTTCGCGATGAATAACGAAGCGTGAGATTCGGAAACACGGATCGACACGTCCTCACGTTCGTATAACTTCGCGCCCATTGTGAAGTCGCCGATAATGAAATTATCCGCGGTCATTGCGTTGGTAACGATCACCGGGACTCTCCACATGACATCCTTCGCGCCTTCGCTTGGGAATTGGATCATAAGGTAGTGCCCGTCGGTTGCCTTGGCCGTCTCTAATGTTTCCCAATCCGCCGGGTTAAGAATCACGCCGGTCATGTTGTAGTATTCATTCGTTTGACACTTAGTGATCGCCGAACGGATGTGGTTGATCATCGCCGCCGGTAGGTCCGCCGCCGAAGTACCCGAGGCAATCTCGCCAACGGTCGGGACGTCTGCGTCGACCATAATACCTTCGATATTTTGGCCAGTACCCGAACCGAATAACAACTGTGCGTCGCCTTCAAGGTCTAAGCCGTAGCTCAAATCCTGATCGATCAAACCTTGCAACATTGGGGCGTCGCTCAACGCCTGGCGCGAAGCTGGGATCCAATGGGCAATCGTTGAAACCGTGTAAGTTTCAAGTGCCCATGTTAGATTCGATTTGTTCTTCGCGACAAACTCCCCGCCGCCTTGACCCGCGACCGTACCTTGTGGGCCTGCTTGGTTATCAAACGCCGTCTGTCTCATAACTTCCACCGCGCCGCTCGTGGTCGGGATCGCTGGGATCAAATCACGGATACGGGTCGGGCGGTTAGGGTTGCGATATACTTCAGGGTCGCGATCGTTGCGGATTAACGCGCCTGCACTACTGGACAGGCTCGAGATGTCTTTGCGTTCGATCGATACCGGTGCGCAGCTATGCGCGCCGGATGTCGACATCGCTTCGGCGATTGAAGATTTAACGAACAATTGACCGAGCGACTTGCGTTCGATCGGAGCTTCGTCCGCTAAACGTTTGTTTTCTTTTTCAAGGTCGATTAATTTCGCGTCCATTTTTTCGAATAGCGCTTTTAGTTCTGTTTGCGCTTCGATCGCGGTCGCTAATGCGGCCTTGGTTTCGGTTTGCGCTTCGCCGTTGGCCTTTACTTCGTCGGCCATTTTAGCTTGCGCGTTTTTAATTTCGGTTGCGTTCTTTTGGAACGACGCTGATAAATCTTTAATATCCATTTTAATTTCTCGCTTTTAAGTTTTAGGTTAACGGGCTAAACGCCCCAACATTCGATCGCCGCTTTAAGTTCGGCTATGTCTTGCGGCTGATCTTTTGACGAAGTGCGCGAACGCGGCTCCCCCTTAATCAGTGCGTTTAACTCGTCGACCATGTCGGCGAGTTCTTTTAAATCTGTTTTATTTAGGTCGCGTTTATGCGACATCGCTTCGCGTACCGATTTTACCCCGGTAATCACGGCGGCTTCGTTCATTGGGAAGGTAACGAGAGAAAATTCTTTTAACATTAATTCGCGGATTACTCGAACGCCGTCGGCGTTGTAATCGCTTTTACCTTCGGGGATCATATAGCCGATCGACATCCGGTCGATCACTTCGTCGCGCATCAATTCGAGCGCCTCGTCCCCTAAGCGGGTATTGCTCACTTTCGCGGTAACCAATAGCCCTTTGTTATCTTCGGCCATTTCGACCGGTCGACCGATCGGTTCGTGGTGTTGCCATAAAACTTTAACACGGTTCCCGGCTTCTTTTAGCGTTTTAGTAAATGCGCCTTTGACGATAAGATCGCCGCCTTGGTCCACGTCCCACGTCGACGCGTATCCGGTAAACGTCCGCTTATCCATATCGACGGTGTCGGCTTTAAAATCTAGGCTCTTTAGTAACATGTTTCGCAGCTCCGCGCGGTTTCGTTTTAATTTATCACAATTTTGATCTGTTTACACGGTGTTACGTGATTAGTCAACCACATATAACACGGCGCAACGACAATTAATCACATTACCCGGTCGGCCGCGGGGGTCTCCTGGGTATCTCAAGTCCTCATGGTCGACGTTAAAAGGCTCGTTCATGCCTACCTTTTGACCGTCGGCGCGTCGATGTGCGTCCCGTGTTCGGTCCCCTTTCGAGGCTGCCCATTGTCTTTTGAACGGGACGCCGGTCGCCTTCGCCGTTGCGTCCGCGGATATGTTCGCGGCGGCGTGGGTCTCGGTGCGCGATATGGTATCGGCCCTTGATCCTGCGATACCTGGCGCGATCGCGCGGATGTTGGCCGCGATGTCCTTTTCGCTTAACCCGTCCCGAAGGCCGGAGGCGATAACGCTTTGAATGTTTGCCCTGGTCGTCGCGGTTATCCGGGTAATTTTGAGACCACCTTCGGACCTCATCCAATCGGACATGATACGGTCGGCGATCGCGGTCGGTGTGATTGTAAAGTCCTCCGCTTCCTCGATCGTTTGTTTGGTCTCGTGGGG